CATTCGCGTAGTCTGTTTCTTTCTCTTCTTTGTCTTCGTCCAGGTCTGCGGCCGAAAGATCAGAACCAGGAATCAGATCAGACAGCTTCATATCCCCATGCTCTTCGACAAGCTCCTCTACTTCTTCGTCTAGCTTCTCTAGCTCCTCCGCCAGTTCGCCCAGGCTTTCATCGCCCTCTATCATACTATCGAGAGCCTCTTGAAGGGTCATATCACCAAATTCTTTTTCAGAAAAATCATTCTCTGAAAATCCGCCAGTAGGGAAAACATCCATGACGACACCCTCCTCATCAGGGCCAAACTCTTTTATAGCCTGCTCAAGAACGCTAAGCTCTTCGTCCTCGGCATAATCGGTCTGGTCGACAATGAAATCTTCGGCATAAGATGCCTCAGAGTAATAAGCTTGCTTATTCATTTCTTCTCCACTATTTTTAAATTGTGTTTTTAAATATTTCTTAGACATTTCCTATCCTATTAGGCTATATATACCATAATATATATTAGTATTATTATCGTCAGAATAATAATCATTATATTCTTTTGGGTAACTGTATTGTGCTTTTGGCATCTGGCCGATCATAATATGTGGATAATTGGGGCTTCCATTTAATCCATCTATTCCGACTGGAGTTTGTTTCCCATCTTCATCATACTTACAGTCTACAGATTTTTTATCTTTCATAATTTTGTCCGCGTATGTACACGCAGATGGCTCTTCGACAAGAAAAAGCAAATCCAGGTTGCTTTCTATTGCTTCGTCTAGCTCCTCATCGGGTAATTCAGAGATAGGCTGCATAAACCTAACTGCACTAGTATCAGTATCTGGCAGGCAGCCTCCTGCAGACTTACAGCCAAATGGTATGCTTAATCCGAAAGGACATTTATGTAGTTTGCCTCTAATCATGGTCTGTATTATTATTTAATATTAGTAAAGTTATAAATTAAGTTGCATCCAGATAGTCTTTGACCATCCTTCTTTTTATCAATTCTTCTTTAAATTCTCCAGAGAGTGGTACCAATCCAAGTATATCCATACTAATTAAGTTTTCAAGAGTTCTTTTTGGATTTAGCTTCATTGACTCTCCAATCGTGCTTTCTATATAGGCCGGCTTGATCTCTGGGTGGTTTTCAAAATAGCTTTTATTTTCTTTTATAAAGTCGATAATTTCTTCATCAATATTAAAATCAAGCTTAGAAGAAAACCTGACTGCTCTCCATATTCTGTTGGGATCATCGGTCAAGGATATTTCTGGTGATACAGGAGTTTTTATTATTCGATCATCTATATCTTTTTTGGCGACACCTAATGGATCTATAATCTCTAAAGAACTTAAGTCCATATGAAGTGTATTCATAGTAAAGTCTCTGCTGTAAACCTCTTTTAATTTATTATCCGAAATGTCTCCAACATACTTTACTGCGCTATCAGAAATAAAATGACTTGAAAAATCAAGTATATTATCATCTAGATATATCGACAAATGTCCATCATCAAATACTTTAAAATATTTATTAAAGAATCCACAGCATAAAAGTGCTAACCTAATTATATCTGATGAATTTGTTGTTATATCAATATCTGAAAATTCAGTCCCAGCGTTTAAATAGATGTCCCTCGGAATTCCGCCTACCAAATATGGAGTAGAGATATCATTATCTGCAGCTATTTTGGCGATTTCCCTTAGTATTTCTTTCATCTTAATTACTCTGGAAGAATCTCTTCTGCCTGCTCAGGCTCTGGGGCAGCAGACTCTGCGCTAACTCCAGGCACTGGCCCGCCTGCCTCAAGAAGAGTCTTTGCATTTGACAACTGACCCATCATCTTGGTAACGCGAGTAAGAGCGTATGAGAATGCATCGATAAGCTTGCTTTGTGACTCAGCAAGCTCTGGGAACATAGAGGCAATTCCGATTTTATCCAGCATTATATCAAACTCAGCAAGCTGACGAATTATTCTTCTGTCAGCTAGCATGCCGGCAACTTCATCTAGCTTCTTAGCCGCATCTTCAAGGTTAACGTTTCCAACAATTCCATCGTACTCACCCTCCTTGGGGCCTGGAATCGGCTCTATATCTCTAAGCTTAACTGGCTCGACAGCGTCTGGTTCTGGAACTTCTACGCCGGACTTAGCTTCCTGCTGACTTGGGCCTCCCGGCACTTCTTGTGCGGCCTCTGGCGGTGCTGCCTGCGGTGGTGCCTGCTCTGCTTCTTGCAGCGGCTCTGCCTGCTCTATCTCCTGAGATACCTTATACAAAAAGTCTGCATGGTCATTGTGCCCAGCTCGCTTAAATATGCTGGCGGTTTTATAGGTGACATCACTTACGGTCTCTTTTGAAGCAGAGTTTTTCACAATTCTGGTTAACTCAAATAATGGCTTAGCCATTTCGTCAAAATTATCAATAGATGGATCTTGAAGTAGCAAATTATATATTCTTATAAGAGCCCTATTAACATATTTTTTCCAGTCTTTATTTGGCTTATCACTATCTAAGCTTACTTCACCTTTATCTGGCAGACTACTAGAGGCAAAGCTATCTCCAGGCATATTGTTGCCTCCGCTCTTGCCAGATGCGTTATATCCATTTGATTCTTGAGTGTAGAAGCCATTTCCAACTAAGCCAGATTGAAATATAGATTCTTTTTTCATTTGCTCTTCCTTATTACTTGAATACTTAAGGTGTTGACCGCTACTAAAGAAATCAAACCACCTCAAAAATTTTTGTTTTTCTTCTCTATCTAAATTATTACTATAAAAGTCTAATGCAGATTCTTTGGTTCTAACATTATTTCTGCAATCTTTGTATATTTTATGTACTATATCAAGCCATTTGTTTAAATCAACTTCTTCAGACATATTATCGGGTGATAAGCCAGGATTTGGATAAGCAATCTTTTTTAGTTTAGAAGAAGATATTTTATTCCTCAACAATTTGTAAAGAATATCTCCGGCATCTACAGAGTTCTTTATAAGGTCAGACGCTTCGGATCTGGATATACGAACATTCATTCTTCCAGCCTCTTTGGCTAGAAAGATATATTTCGCTAGCTCTTCATCACTTGATATGCCTATCTCAGTTAAATATACTGCTCTTTTTGCTATCGGCATAAGAGCGTCTTTGTCATCCTCATCCATATTTATTATTTTATTCCTAAAATAATTATTTATTTTTGGCGTCTTCAATGCTCCCCCGTATCTTCTTTAACGCATTAAACCACTCAACCTTATTGCTTCCTACAGAATTTGCTAAAGTTCTTTCAACGTATCCAAGGTACTTATCCAGCTCACCAGGCGGAACCCTCTTGTCATCATAGCCGCCAACGTTTTTCTTAATCCATCTTTCAAAAGAAAAGATAGAATTTAGATGATTTAGATTTAGTATAACCTTTCTATTTTCCATTGTTTCCCCATCGATTTTTAGACATCAATAATGTCTGCCTCAATAAGCCTCTGCCCTTCTGTCTCGAAATTATTCATTCTTCTATTTAGAGCATCAACAAAAACTGGAATAAGATCTGGATCCATTTTATGCAATATTTCCATTACTGATTCTCTTAAAACTCTAGCTTGCTCATTAATAACATTAATATTAATATTATGTTCTATTTTTTGATCTGCAACACCCTCTATATACTTTTTCCAATCTTGCATTAGGGAGCGCATTGTGTTTATGTAATCTAGAAAAACTCTATCCTCCTTAATTGAGCCGCCGCTTTGCAATAGATTGTAATAATATTCTATTCTGGAATTAATTAAAGAATCCATTTCAAGCAATCTTCTGGTCGCATCTAACTCACCGGATGCAATCTCATCTATCTTTTGCTGATAAGCTGAAGAGCTTTTGATAATTAATCTTGCTTCTGCTTCTGTTTCCTCTTTAGATATATCGGCTCTTCTGTTTTTGATATCATCGAGCACCTCTCCCCTTAGATTTAGATGGTCTGTTCTAAACTTTTGCAGAGTCATATAAGAAATATGAAGCCTCTTTTTTCTTGGGTATTTATCCTTAAGCCAAGATTCCACGCCCTTTACGGACTCTCCTTCTAGAAGCTTTTTTATAACCTCCTCTTTATCAGGATGGTTTAAAACTTTTTTGCTCATTATATCTCCATAAAAAAATATCTCGGCTATATATTACTATGCCGAGATATTATTATAATTTAATATAGGATATTAGTTCAGCTTCGATAATATCTTGTCAATTAAGTTTGCCTCTTTAACTAGGCCTAGATTATCTAGGTGATTTGCAAAGTGCAATAAGCTTGTCTGCATAGATACATCACCAGGATTAAAAACTTGATCTCCAAGCTTGAATCCCTCATTATAATCAAACATCTCTCCGGTCAGAGGATTCTGAACAACTCCATCTCCAACCCTTCTGGCCTGTAAGCCAGGATAGCCTGGAACATACCTTGTTGATAGATGGTGTGATGTTGCAACGGCAATTGTCGCTTCAGAGTCCTTGTGTTCTGGCGCCAAGTTATACAGACCCTCAGTAGATCTGTCTGGAGGAGCAAGCTGCTTATCCCTAAGGTACTTATCTCTTGTATTTTCTTCTATCGTAGTACCTTGAAAGCTGCTAAACATACCGTGCTGATCAGATTCCGCATTTTTAACAATTTCTGTAAATATTTTTAACTTTCGGGCTCTTTTTGCAGGCATTGTTTTTCCTATGATAAAGATATTTTTGAAGTTGAGATCATTGCGCCAGTTTCACTAAGATCACTGGCAGAAAATGTCCTCATAGCAGGAATTGGGCGACCCTTCTCGTCAAAAGCGATCTTGCTGAGGGGCAGACCTAGCTTGGGGCAATAAAGCTGAACAGAAGTAGGCAGGCTTATTAGCTCTCCCCTGTCAACAGCAGCCTTAATCATAGCATCCCTAGTGGTGCTGGAAGATGAGTGCTTAAGCAGTCTAGTGTAGTGATCAAGTGCTGCCAGGTGCTGAGCAGGCTCAAACTTAGACTGGATCGATGAAAGTGCATTTTCTGCTCTCTTATAATCCGAGCTGGCAATTCCAGCTTCCATCTCGCCAATAAGCTGAGAGTAATTCAGCCTATCCATACTCTCTATCTCTCTTGAGATTTTATCATGAAGCCCAGAGGCTTCTGCTTTTCTTATTGCAGTTCTAAGACCATTCCTATTTAGCTTATATGTTTCGCCAGCCACCTTAAACGTAGTGGGTATTATGGCTGAGCCGTTTGGCATCTCAACGCAAATATCAGCCTGGACCTGCCCATTGGGGGACGGTATGCTTGCTTGATAGTGGAGGCTTCTGCTGTCTGAGCCAGCAAGCTTAAGCTGCATGCTGTTTAGGCCAAGCGATGAAAATTCAGATGAAACAATCGCCGTTGCCCTCGTTACCTCTGAGCTTGAAAACTCTGAGGCCGCAGCGATAAGGCTATTATCCAAATCTGCATATCTTCTGAGAGCCTCAGGAATATCCGGCGTATCTACCCTTACATTGCCCATAGCTCTCTGGCCGGCAAACTCGCTTCTAGCCGCCCTCTTCTTATGGTTATTTTTATCTTTTATAAATACATATAGATTCTCTTTATTCAGCTTTACGATTTGGTCATCCTGAATAAAGGTTTGGGGAATTGAGGGTATACCGTTGGTTACCTGAACCGGAATTGGGACGTTTACTTGTGTAAAATCAGAAGTCTCTATAGATGCATTGCATAATACGAAGTGTTCGTTAGATTTTATAACAGACACATTGCTTGGCGCACACCCCAAGGAAGTTAGTTGCACCTTTGCAAACTTGGCAGCCTTACTTAAAGTAGTATCTGAGAAGGCTGAGAAAGATCCTTTTTTATCCAGCGAAAATACTCCAGAAAGCTCTCTTGATAAATCTGAATCTCCGTAGAGAGGCTTTAGCTCATTTTCGTATGGGATTCTTGCCTCTAAGCTAGCAACCTTTTGCCTAACAGACTCTGCGGGGCTATCTGTCATCAAGTCTCCAAGGGCCTCTCTAAATGCAGTCCTGCCAGAAGATAGGCCAGATACTTCGTTGTATACATTAGAAATTTCTTTTGAAGTAAAGAACTCTTGGCTTGAGGCTCTCTTAACAAAAATATCTCTAGCGTACCCTAGCGCAATATCCCCGGGATTATTATTTTTTGCAAGCTCAACTCTTTGGCAGACATAACCAGACGGATATTTGGTTCCACCAGTCAGCTTATCCAGAGCCCTCTGAGCTTCTCTTGCTAATTTTTTGATATCATTCATTTTTAATAGTCCTTAATTAGTTCTTTTTAAATAAATCTGGAAAGACTTGCTTTATGGCGCTCGCCTTTGCTTCTAGCTGAGCATCAACAACTTTGTTTACAAATAATGGGTCATTCTCTGCCATATCTAGCAGCGCTGTCTTAAAGGTAAAAACATCGTCTTTTGAAAACCCATACTCATCTGAAGAAAACGAACAAATCGGAACTCCCTTGTAAGCCAGGGTAACGGCATCAGAACTGTAATTGCTTTGAGCAGACCAGCTGCCAGCCTCTTTTATTCCATATGATGGGTGTGAGCTTCTGATCAAAAACTTCTTGTCGCCATCTTGCTCTACCTTCCACAAATCGTTGTAAGCGTCCCCATAAACCCTCACCATATCGAATGCTACTTTTTTAATCTTAACGTCTTCAGTAAGCTCAATTCGATTCTTATTCGTTGGATTTTTTTCGCGATCTTGTGAAAGCTTTAATAAAATATCGTCTAATTCGGACATCTAAGAGGCTCCTAATGTAATTTTGTCTTATTAATAGAAAATAATCTTTCTAAATATACGCTCATATATGTAGAAATATAAATTATTAGTAGTAACCTTCTTCTTCTATAGTTTCTTTTTTAATATCAGAGATTTTTTCGAGTATATCTTTTACTTTATCATTATTTTTGCAAAGCTTTTGAAGCTTCTTTACTATACCACCATATCTCTTCTTTTGGTTTCTATAATCAATATTACCATGCATAGCCTTGTGAACGGCGGACTGTGTTATTCCAAGGTGATCGGCTATTTCATTCTGAGTTTTCCCCATAAGTCTCATAAATAAAATCTTCTTTTGATGCTCTGTTAAATAATCACCATTGATTATATCATATATTTCACCAAGCAATTCTTCTTTTAGCTCGACTACCCTATCATCTAGAGCGTTTGTTTCAAGCATATTGCTTATGCTATTTTCATTTGAAAAATTATTTAACTTAGCGGCGTCGAATGATACCTCGACAATTTTATATTGATAAGACTTACTTTTACCCATTTTACTACCATGTTTCTGGGATTATCTGCTTGAAGTCCTTGAAAAAAGTGCCTCTTGACGTTTTATCGGCAGAAAAATATTCGTCAACGTCCTTTACGCCATTTGGCAGTTTCAAAAACCTTAGCTTAATTCCCTTGTTTATAAATTTATTATAAATTCTTTCTGCTGATTTTTGTCCCGCATCATCGGCGTCTAAAATAAATGTTATTTTATCGGTATATCTTGCGAGTTTTACGAAGTGCTTTTTTGAAAAAGCTGTTCCGCATATAGCAACTGAATTCTTCAAATTATTCCTTGACATTGAGATATGATCAAAGTAACCTTCTGTAACAAAAACGTTATTTTTTTCTAGTATATGTTTCTTGGATTTATTTAATCCATACAATACGTCGGCCTTCTTGTATGAGGTGTTTTTATATTTGGGAATGCCAACCAACCTCCTGTCGCCGTCTTCTAAAAGTGTTCTGCCGCTGATTCCGAGTAAATCACCATATTCAGAAAATATTGGAAAAACCAAATAAAAGTAATCAGAGAAATCACTTCCACCGGAAAAGTTTGTTATATTCATTCTTGCCATGAACTCTTCCGATATATAGTTTTTTAATATTGATATATTTTGAGGAAAAAAGCCTATTTTATTTTCTAAAATAGTTTTTTTATCCAGACCACGCTCCTTGACCAAGTAATTAATACAATCCTTTGAGTTCTTTAGATTTGATTGACAGATTTTAACAAGTTTTTCAAACTCTTGATGATTGTCCATTGCCTAATCTCCAAATTCTTTTATTGCAGCGATCATTGGTTCTGTTACATTTATTAAACATCCCTTTTGCTCATTGGGACAATTCTTTCCGACCAAGACGCCATTGACAAGGACTGCCTGAATCTGCTTATCGCATGTATTGCAAGGAAATGTAAAAGCTTTACTTTTGGTATTTCTGATTATATCACCAGTTGTTTTCATGGACAGCTTGCTAAACTCTGAAATATCAGGCAAAACATCGCCGCAAGTATTGCATATAGCATTATTTGTTTCAACATCTAATGAGCAATCTGTTTGCCCATTGCTTTCTTTGCACCTTGGATTACATCTAACTAACATATTACACCATATCTATTAAGGGGTTTTCTTCTAGTTCTTCTGGCTCTGATTCTGGTATAGACTCGCCATTTATATAGATAGCCTTAATACTATCTAGGAAATCATTTGCAAGATTATTCTCTTTGAAATAAGTAAGAGCAGCATCTCTGCCCCTTATCTTTTCTCCTGATATTACATAAGATTGATTATTGGGACGTTCTATTAGATTATACTTGATGGCTAGATCAAAAATTTCTCCTGAAGTTTCAACAATACCTTCTTCATACTTTATTTTGTATTCGGCCTGCCTGAATGGGGCTCCAACCTTATTCTTCTGTATCTTGGCTCGCACTGTATGACCAATCTTGCTACCTGAGCTATCGGTTATTGTCGAGTCAGAAGAGAACACCGGAGCCATATTAATCATAAGGCTGCATGCGTGCTTTAGGGCTTTTCCACCCGGAGAGGTATTGTGATTAACCTGACCATTGGCTATGTAATTCTCTGTTTCGGGCACACTTACGTCGACAATGAGCAGCTCTTCGTCCACCAGCTCTGCTTGAGGATGATCTTCTAGCGTAACATACTCCCCATCTAGTAGGACTCTATGTACAGAGGAGCCTCTCAGATCACCGAGCTTATAATGTTTATCAACTTTTTGCTTTATAACAAACTTATCTAGCTTTGCAAAGCCTATTGTCCCATCATCTTTCTGGGTCTCAATTTCAATGTTTAAGTCTGAAATATCAAAGGTGTTTGGAGTTTCCATATCCGTCAGAAGCAAGAATCTGCTGGCGAACTCAAAAAATGTTAGCTCCTCAGTTATAATCGGCATAATATCCTCTCTTTTATTATATTTTTTATATTTCTTTGTTTTATTTCGCTTTCCCAAAGCACTACTGGGTCCGGATAAAGCTCTGAAATGATTTGTAGGCGACCTTCATCGAAGCTTCTTTGTTGTTTTGCAGTTCTTCCTGCAAAAAGAATTTCGCAGTCAGAATAAAACTTTGGGTTTGCATGCCAGAAATCTCCAAAACACTCTAAGACCAGCCTTCCTTCGATCACAAAATCAGGCTGGACGAAGTTCTTGTCGACTCTGATTATAGGCTCATATTCCCAACCTATTTTAAGTTCATCAAGAATTTTGGCCACTCTTTTCTCTATCTTATTCATTGCTAGGCCACAATAAATCTCTGTTTTAGCCCAATTTGGCCTCATTCTAGCTTTCTTTTCATCGGAGGCTTGCTGCCACATTATTTTCGCAGCTTTACTTATTTTCTCTATTCTCTTCTGACCCCTCATTGCCTCTAGGTATTTCTCATAATTACTTGGATCATTTAGATATCTCCTAAAAGACTCTGCCCTCTTTTCTTTTACTTCATTGCTATTTAGGCTAGAATACATTTTATCATAATTATCCTCCCATCTTTTCCTAGCACATCTCCGCATTTTCTCTATTCTTTCGTCAGTAAAAGATTTTTTCAGATTCTCTCTATACTCTTTTTTTGAAATTGCTGCTTTATGATTTTTCTTGCACTTGGCATCGCATCTTTCGATCCACATCTTGCACTCTTCCCACTCTGCATCGGTAATAATTTTATTTTTATACATTAACTCTAAGAGGGCCGACTTGTTTGCGAGCGACTTGCGATACTCCCAAAGTTTTATCGCAAGATTCTTATCTGAAATATGGTGAAAGTAAAATTCTTTTTGAACACCGCTGTAAGGTATGCCTGACTTGCGAATGGCCGGACTATTTTTTTTGTATTTATCCTTTAGCTTAACTGAAGTTTTTGGATTTCCATCAATTAATTTGAATGAGAAGTCAAAGTATTGTGTCATTCTTCCTCCTACAGTATTAGGAGGATCTATTAGCAGAATCCACTTCATATCTTATTTTGATCTTAGTCGAAAATGGATCAACACAAGACGGATCCCCAAACATCTGTCCGAGGTTGACACGAACCTGATTAATCCCAATAAAAGCAACATTTGCTTGCGCAACAACTGGCGTTAACTTTTTTAACTCGGTAGATAAAAATCTTGGTATTGGAGCCATATTTGCTTTGCCAACTTCTGCCGCTACTTCCAGCGGAGTGTTAAGCACTGCTATTGAGTCTAAAACTATAATTCCAAGATTTGCAAATCTTGGATCAGTCCCCTCAATTACATGGTCCAGGATTCCCTTCATAGATTTAGAAATCTTTTTTGTAACAGAGTTAACTTTTGACTTTCCAAT